GTCCGAATTACCCGCAACCCGGCCCTGCCCGGAAGGACCCGTGCAACTGCTTGAAATATCACGCTTTTTTCGTGCTGCATTGCAACATGGCACGGTCCTTGCATGGTGCGAGCGCCTTGACGTTTACGTTAACGTCAACTGCCAGCTTGCGCGCGTGCGGCCTGGCAAACGGATGGCGCGCGGCAATATCGATATGCCCTAGATTGCCCGGAAACGGGCCTGGGAGAGCGTTGACGCATTGCGCGCTAGGTATGTGGCGGGCGCGCCTATCAACGCTCTGAGAGCCGCCCTAGGCGGCAATCGCCATAGGGCAGGCGATAGGGCATAGGCGCAAGGGCAAAGCAAAAGGCGCGCAAGCCTAGGCCGCGCGCCATATCGATAAGGCAAAAGAAAGGGGCGGCACTATGGCCGCCCCTAGGTCAATCGTTGCATCCTGTTATCAGACAGAATGTCTTATGCCTGGCATTCAAGGCCCGCTCTAATCCCGCCGGGTATCCCCTGTTACGTTCAACATCTCGCGTCCTGGCGTTGTATCGATCACAGTCTGCTTGCGTAAACACATAGCCATTATAGGCGCGATATCCCGGCTTAAGCATGAGACCTTCCATATCAATTACCCCCTAAACTAAGCGCCGCCAGACGCGCGACACTTTCCCTAATATCAATCGTGCCAGCCTCTAATCGCTTATAATGGCGGGGTGACAGGCCCAGCGTTTCCGCCGCGCGTTCTTGTGATAGCTTGGCGGCTTGGCGCAAGGTGCGCAGTTCGGTGTTAGTCATAGTCACCCTCGCAACCATTCGTATAGCGCCCCGCAATCCCCCTGCGGTATCCACTCGCGACGCGCCGCAAACAGGCTGGCATCGGATCCAGTGTCCCGGATCAGTGACGCGCGCTCTCGCACCGACAGGCTGGCCCAGTAATCCGACGCTTCAGTCCACTCTAGGTCCGACCAGTGGTCATCGGACAGGGCCGGATAGTCAGACAGGCTGTCTAGGATCTCGGCGGCAGCCTCTAGCACGCTCTCTGGCGCGTCGCGCTTAACCATCAGGTAATCCACCCAACCCACGGCCCAGTGACTGGCGCGCCAATCGTAAACGCTCTCGGGCGCACCGGCAGCGTCAGCGGCCTCGCGTAGCAACGTGCCGCCCACGGCCCAGTTCGAACGCCCCAGCGCGTCGCTATCCCGGTCAATCGACAGCACTAGCACGTCACCCACGGGGTCGAACCCCGCATAGCTAGACGGCGTCTCCCAGGTGTGTTCCCGCAGCGTGTCGCCCAGCTTGCTTTCCCAGATAGTCATTTTCAACGCTCCCACCGGACAAAAACATAGCCGCAGCCATCGGCGCTTCCGCCCTGTTGCCATTCAACGCGCGGGCCACCCCACCGCATCTTTTCGACCAGGGCCATGGCCGCCTTGCGGTGGGCTTGATCCGTGCTGCATTCGTGCGGGTAGGGTATCGTTACGCTGCCACCCCAGGCCTTAGCTTTAATGCGAGAGCCCCTATGGTTAGTGGGCGACAGGTAGGTTGTTTCGATTGCCTGAAAGATCATCTCTAATCCCCTTAAAACTGAAAGAACAACACAAGGCCAATGAAAGCGCCAGCGATAAGCACGGCGATCAATTCGCTATCAAGTTTCATATAACCTAATCCTCTAATGCCCCGCCGTTCTCAGCGGATGCCCCCTTATGGTGTCGCCATGTCACCATTGGCAATATGGTCCTAACCTAGGTTAGTTTATTTTCTGCCTGGCGGTGACATGGTGGCATTTTGCCAGCTTGCCAGGCCGATAAGCTGTAAACCGGCAATTGATCGATCAAACCTATCAAAAACAGCTTTTCAATCGACCAGGTCGATTAACGCAATATTGTTGCGCGTTTCAGCAACCAAGCTGCGTTGACGCAAGATTGTTGCGCGTCCAGGCACGATATCGACCATCTGAGCCTAATCCAGGTTCGGATCGATAAGCCGCGCGCAAGATTGTTGCGCCCGAGCAACAATCGACCCCATTTGAGCAATTCCATTGCGTGAAAAAGTTACCCATCCATGTTTTTTAAAAATTTTAAAAAAAATTTATGCGCCAGAAAATAAAATAAATTTAGCCGGCGGCAACCCTCGCCCCACGCGGATCAAGTAGCAAAATTTTCGCCAACTCGCCCCGCCAAAAACCAAAGTCCATCGCGTAGGTCAGAGACGGATCATCCGAGTTGATGGCGATCCCCATGCGCTCTGCCCAGGCGAACAGATCGTGCAGATCGTTCAGCAGCACAAGGCACTGGGCATGATGGGGAGATGAGGCAAAGGTGTTGTCGTTCATGGCTAGATCCTTTTGGCTAATGGGCGCACCCTGCCACGATCACGCTGCCAGAGCAAACGGATTCTTGCTATAGCCACCCAGGGGTTGCCACTTCAGCCACTGCCTCTCCAACTGTTTCGGGAAATTTACCCTGACGTAATTGTCGGCAATCCCGTAATAGTCGAACCGCTTCTGGTAGGTAGGCGACTGGATGAAGCGGAGCATGATGCGGATCCCATCGCCATTAGGTTCAGCGATGCCGACCGGAAACTGTGCGCCCTTGGGCGTGTACACAAAGAACCGCGACGCAGCCGCCCGCTTCTTCTGCATTGCCTTCTTGCCACTCGGCGTATTGGGCAGGGCATCCAGTTCAGACAGCATTCTGGTGTATCGACCACCAGTGATGTCGCCAGACTCGTCCTTGGGATAGTTCGTCCCCTGAGCCGTCATGGAGCCGGCAGGAAGGATGCCACTGGCCTGGAGCGCCTTCTCATGCCGCTTGAACCGGCGAGGCCCACCATAGACATGGGGGGCAATGTACTTGTACGCCGGAATCGACCCGCCGAATTCCTTCCACGCCAGGCCGGCTTTGAGACTGTTCTCGCCACGGGCCTTAACGGCATAGAGAGCGTTCAGGGTATACTTGCGGGGGTTGTTGAACACAACCTCCATCTCCATCACCTCTTCCTGCCTCAACCCTTCCGCCGTGTCATCCAGCGCAAACGTGATGGCCTTCCTCATGATAGCCGGATGCTCTTGCAGATCGTTCAGGATCCGCCGCAGCTTATCATCCGGTGTCTTGAAGCCGACCGCCACAACCATCAATCGTCCCTTTCATCCCACAGTGAGCAGAACGAGGTCGCGCCTACAACTGGGTTATAGAACCGAGGGTGACCACGTTCATCGTGATGAGTGAACACAGGCGGGTTCACCTTGCAGTAGTAATGACTGCCGCTGGCAGACGCCACTGCCCAGTGACAGTTGGCACAGATCTCTTCCTTATCCTTGCTCACATTCAACCTCGATTAATTTTTCCAGATACTGCTTGGCCTTCAAGAGATCCTCAAGACCGTTTTTGTCTCGATAGCGACAGAGGTACTTTAGCACGTTGAAGCGCAGGAAGCCAGAAAACTCCTCCTTAGTTCCCCAAGCCTCCATCACATCCCATGGCTGGATCGTTTTGGAGCGGTAATGGTCACCGCCGATCTGAATATCACTCATCTCTAAATCTCCTTACCCTAACCCGACCGCAGAGGCGTTGACCCTTGACCCTGACCCTATAGGGTCAGGGGTCAGGGAGGGTCAAAAATCGCCCTGTTTTGCCCCCCTTTTGACCCTGACCCTGGAGTTGACCCTAGGGTCATTAGGGTCAACCATTTTTCCGCAGCCTGAGACTGCCTGCAAGGGCCTCATCGATGATGATCCAGCCATGCTCATGGGGCTTGATTGTTTCGGCGTTGATGAGGATCCCGATCATCTTGTCAGCGTAGGATGGGTTCATCATGTTCCTCACCGTCCGCTCCGCATGACCATCCTTGGTGAGCAGTTCCTTGAGCGCCGATCTGGAGACGTATGGATAGCCATCCCGCTCTTCCGTCTCAGAGGCCCACCAGGCTCGATCCAGTGTCTTGACGGCCACGGAGTGCTTCGACTCCTTTTCCTTCTCTGCCGGCGGCTCTGAGGCAACCATGACGGCAGATGTCACCTGCTCCCCATCCTCGTCCAGCCAGCCATTGATCGGGACCACCTCCAGTTTGGTGTAGACCGGCTTTGCCTCCTCGGCGTCCTTCGACTTACGCTGGACCAACTGGATCGGGCTATCGCCTTTGCCGGGGATGACACTGATCTCGATTTCGAGAGCGCCCTTCCAAGCTGACGATCCCCGCGCCCGGTGTTGGGCCTCTTCGCTGACCCCGGTGTGATGGACGAGCAGGACGCTGCACCCGAATTCGACCATGAGGTTGGCACAGGCATCGATCATGGTCTTGGCATCCTGCGCGCTGTTCTCGTCGCCGTTCAGGAAGCGGTGGAGAGTGTCGATCACGATCAGGGATGGCAGTTCACCGATGCCACGGATGGCTTCGATAACGCGCCAGTAGCCTTCAGGGGTGTTGAGATCCGTGCCGCCCTTGGAGAGCCACAGGGATGTCCTGTCGGCACCGTGGACCTGCTTCCATGCGGCGATACGGGAACGCAGCCCGTGGTGACCTTCACCAGCCAGATAGACCACGGCTCCTGTCTTGACCTTGTGTCCGTTCCATTCTGGCTTGCCGGCAGAGATATGCAGGCACCAGTCGAGAACGGCAAAGGTCTTGCCACCGCCAGAAGGCCCGTGGACCATGATGAGGGCCTGTTCCTGCAACCAGTGCTTGACCAGCCATTTGATCGGGGCCGGCTTAGTGCAGAAGTCATCCGCCGGGATCAGCCAATCAGTATTGGTCGGGGCCAGAAGCAGTTTGAGATCATGTCCAGCTTGGGCAAAGTCATTGGCATCACCCTCCATGGGCGGAATGATGACCCTGGCCCCGTATTTGGCCGAAGCCTGATCGGCATACTTCTGCCCGGTACCAGAAGCATCATTGTCCGCGACAATGACGATCTCCTGCCCGGTGCCGTGGCGCTCCCTAAGCGTTCCCACCACGGGAACAAGATTCGACGCCGAGTAGGCCACAATACAAGGTCGATTGGTCGCCTCATGGATGGTCGCTGCTGTGGCGAAGCCTTCTGCCACATAGAGGACGCCGGGGTCGTCCATGGTCCCGACCATCCAGTAGCAGCCACCTGTCTGACCGCCACTGTGGTAGAGTTTGCCGCCGTCTGCGTCGATGTACTGGAGCGAAGCCAGGTGACCGTCAGGGTGGAACAGCGGAACGATCAGGCGTCCGTCTCCGGTGACCCTTGCGCCGTGCTGACCGATGCCCTTCTTGGCGAGATAGGGATGGTCAGGGCTGGCCGCTTGTGCCGGCACCCAGATCGTCTCAACCGTGTTGGAGGCAACCTCGCGCTCACGCTCAATCGCCGCATCCCGTGCGGCCTTTGCTTCCGCCATTCTCCGCGCCTGAGCCATCTGCTCTGCGGCAGAGAGTTCCCGGCCTATGTCAGCCCGCCACGAAGCATCGAGGCCTTCGCGCCAACAACCAAATCGACCGGCAGGGACACCGTCCGAATAGGCGACATACCAGCCGCTCTTGTCGTGACCAGGCTTGCCCTTGGTGCCAGAGCGGAAACGGTGCAGTTTACCGTCCAGCACAATTTCGGCAGGAGGCGTCAACCCAGCCTGTTCCATGGCGATCCGCAATTGCAGTTCCGGCGGATCCGGCTGCTGGGGTGACCACGGGCCACCGAGGATGTTTGAGAGGTCAGCCATGGAATCCATCCCTCGAAACTGTGGCGTATAAACCCTCAATTGGGCGCTTCACTTCCACCTTAACGCAATCCATGCCGATCAAGATGGTCTTGGCTAAATATTCAGCCCAAGCGATTCCGTCAGACAGTAGGCTGTGGTCAAAGACCTTCAGATAATAATCTAATTCCTTCTGCTTCATAACTGCATCAGGCTCATCATCCCACCAGCAAATCACTTGCCATGTATGGCCGTGCAAAACGCCATCTTTGCCACGGTGCGCGGCGCAGAAAAAAGAACGAACACCAGTTAAAATCATGACATTAACTCCAAAAAGTTAGTTGTTCACTAGTATCAAGGCGCTCAGTCAAACGTGAAGCCCCGTTATAATGCTCAATTCTTTCTACTAGTATCTGAGTTCTGGTTTCCTTGCTCTTTGGTTGATACGTTCCCTTCCATGCTTGGTCTATGCCGATATTGCGCGCGACCATAGTGCTGTCCGCGCTAGAAAGAGGAAGGTATCGAAATAGTTCAGGATTAAGACAGCGAAGCCCATGAAGACGGGTGATTGGGTAGCCGTTTTTGTCCAAAACAGCAGAAATAGCCTCATGCATCCTCTTGAGGTATGCATCAGGTTTTGTGACATCGTATTCACCACTGCTGCCAATACAGACGCGCGGAAAACAGTCCGCCAATCTCTTGAGGCGTTGTATGGATTCATTGATGTGCCAAACTACAGACAATTTGTAAAGGGAGATTGGACAGGCATCTATCAGGGCGTCATTTTCACCTTCCGTCCCATCAATTACGTCTGGCACAATAGCGAAATCTAGCCCTGGGTGGTTTATCCATTGCTCAAGCCAAACATAATAGTCATCCCATCTTACCTCGTTTCCAGTTCTCCAAAAAGTGAATGCGCCATTGTCGATCATAAACGACTGACAAAACTGCGCCGCCAGTGGCAACTGTTGGGCAGCTGCAAAACTGATGCAGGCGTGACGGCCCGTCCATGCGCGGATAGCGCAAGTGTCGGGCGTAATCGGTCCACCGTGATAATGAATCACAGGACAACACCCCTTCGCTTCTGGATAACCCTGATCTCTCGCCACAGCCTGGCGACGAAGATCTCGTTGGCACAAATCATCATCTTGGCGTGTCCTTCATCACTGTTGCCAATCGGAGTCGCCTTTTCGTGGCGCTCCTTGATCCGGTTCTCACGCGCCTCTGCCTGTGCGGCATAACGCTGGATCTTTTCGACGGATGGCGCGAAACCAAACTGGTACGTCACCATGGAATAAACGGTAGACGGTTCCATACCCCAATCGCACAGGGTCTGGGCCATATGGGTCGGTGATTTAAAGTCAGACATTAAACATCCTCCATCAAGGGGACCACTCAAGTCACCCGAATCGGTTTCGCGGTCAAGCGAATTTTTTCGTTGACACAGGAACGGAACGGGTCCAGTCTCCCCAAACCCAGCGACCGGATGATCGACCGCTGGTTTAGGAGTAACATCTATGGCAATTAATGTGCGCCGCACCGGGACGCTTTCGTCCAATGGTGTGAAGTTTATTGTCTACGGCCCGTCAGGTGCCGGCAAGACCACGCTTATCAAGACTCTGCCCAACCCGATCATTCTGTCGGCGGAAAGCGGCCTGCTTTCCATTCAGGACAGCAACCTTCCTTACATCGAGATCGCCTCGATGGAGGATCTGACCGAAGCGTTTGCATGGGCATCCTCGTCGGAGGAAGCTAAGGGTTTTGAGTCGATTGCCCTCGACTCGATCTCTGAGATCGGTGAGGTCGTCCTCAACTATGAGAAGAAGATCGCCAAGGATCCGCGCCAGGCTTATGGTGCGCTGTCTGAGCAGATGACGGACATCATTCGTGCCTTCCGCGATCTTCCCGGCAAGCACGTTTACTTCAGCGCCAAGCTGGAGAAGTCCCAAGATGAGATGGGCCGGCTGCTCTACAATCCGTCGATGCCGGGTAAGTCACTGACGCAGGCTCTGCCCTATCTCTTCGACGAAGTGCTGGCCCTGCGGGTCGAGCGTGACGCCGATGGTGCAGTGCAACGCGCTCTGATGTGCGAAAGTGATGGGCTGTGGCTTGCCAAGGATCGATCTGGGAAACTGGACGCTTGGGAAGCGCCGGATCTTGGTGCGGTTATTTCGAAGATTGGAGGTTAATATGTCCAATGTGATCCACTTTGCCGGCACCCCCGGCCAGATCGCCTATGAAGCCTGGTCCTATGAGTTTCAGGACGCGCCCTATGACAGTTGGTACGAACTGTCTGGGACGGCTCAGGAGGCTTGGGAAGAGATTGCCGAGGCCACTCGCACCCAGTCAGTCATCCTGCCCAAGGACGGCTTTGAGGTGTCTTTCAGGACGCCGAATGGCACCACCACGTTTGCTTGGTCTGGTGCTGCCGATACCGCGCTGAAGGATGCCCTGATCGAGCGTCTTTGGATTGCCATGAGCGGGGGGAAGTGATGACCAACCACCTCGCCAACCTTGCCGATCAATGGATCCGCGCCAAGGACGAAGAGGCCAAGGCAATCAGCCGCCGCCGCGAGGTCGAGGACCAACTTCGTTCTCTGATTGGCATTCCTGGAAGCCTTGAAGGCACTGAGACTGTCAAGCCGGATGGCTATGTCATCAAGGTGACTGGGCGGATTAACCGCAAGGTCAATGCTGACAAGCTACAGGAACTGGCGGCTGAAGCCGGTCTGTCCGAGCATCTTTCGAGCCTGTTCCGCTGGAAGCCGGAAATGAACCTGACGGTCTGGAAGAATACCGATCCAGCCATCACCACGCCCCTGCTTGGAGCCATTACGTCTGAGCCGGGTCGCCCCTCGTTTTCTATCACTACTGGAGTTAACTGAAATGTCTTTTCTTGGTGAAACCTTTAACGCTGCCGATCTGCCCCAGGGTACCGGCAACTTCGATCCTATCCCGGCTGGTGTCTATACTGCCTCGATCACTCAGGCCAACCTGAAGGACACGAAGGATGGCACCGGCAAGATGATTGCGATCCGTTATGACATCACGGGTCCGAGCCATCAGGGTCGGGTGATCTTCTCGAATATCAACATCCGCAACAAGTCGCCCAAGGCCGAAGAGATCGGTCGCCAGCAGCTTGGCGATATCATGCGCGCCATTGGCCTTGCCTCGCTTCAGGACACTGATCAGTTGATTGGTGGTCAGTTGCAGATCAAGGTCGATATTGAGAAGAAGGAAGGGTACGAAGCCCGCAATCAGGTCAAGGGCTTCAAGGCTCTGTCTGGTTCGCTGGCACCGGCTCCTGCTGCCGCTCCTGCACAGGCCCCTGCGGCTGGTGCTGCCCCGCCTTGGGCGCGTAAGTAAAAAAAGAACCCCGGCTCTACGCGAATAGGGCCGGGGTAGTTTCCTAGGTGGGAGTTCGATTTGTATGGCAGAGATTCCAGATCCGATCAACAGCATCGCTGCGTTGATCGACAAGGCGCATGAGGATCGACCGTCACGCCCTCGCCCGCATATGGGTGCCAGTCTTCTGGGCCACCACTGCGACCGCTATCTTTGGCTGAACTTTCGCTGGGCTATCCAAGAGTCGTTCCCAGGCCGGATCCTGCGCCTGTTCCGGCGCGGTCACAAGGAAGAGGACTGGGTAATTGCGGATCTGCGGGCGATTGGCATCCATGTTTTTGACACCCAGCGCCGGCTGATCTTTGGTTGCCACGTTTCCGGCAGTATTGATGGCATGGTCAAGAATGTGCCTCACGCGCCGAAGTCGCAAGCTATTCTTGAGATCAAGACGCACAGTCTCAAGTCATTCAACGACCTGACCAAGAACGGTGTCGAGAAGTCCAAGCCCCAGCACTGGGTGCAGATGCACACCTATATGCACGGGACTAACACCAGCCGCGCGCTGTACTACGCTGTGTGCAAGGATGATGACCGGGTCCATACCGAATGGATCCACTATGACAAGGCAGTTGCCGAGAAATACATTAACCGTGGCAAGGTTCTGGCCCTAACTGAGCGCCTGCCGCCACCAGTCTCTAGCGATCCGACCTGGTATCAGTGCAAGATGTGTGCAGCCCACGCCTTCTGCCATGAGAAGGCCCCGGTCAAACACGCCAACTGCCGTACTTGCGCCCATGTGACACCGAAGGAAGATGGCACGTTCTTCTGCGAAAGCTGGTCAGCGACCATTCCCGAAGATCACCAGCACGATGGTTGCGACAATCACATTATCCACCCCGATCTGGTGCCGTGGTCGTTCGAGGGGTCGGACGATGGGTGTCATGTAACTTGGGACATCGACGGGGTGAAGGTTCTGAACGGGCCGAATGGCTATAAGTCACGCGAAATCGTGGCGAATCCAGCCGCTTGTGGGTCCAAGGATATTGAGATGATTAAGAGCGCCTTTCCGGGCGCGGAGGTGATTGGATGAGCCTTCGACCATACCAACAACGCGCCATCACGGATCTCTACAACTGGCTATCCAAGCACCAGGGACACCCATGCCTGGTGCTACCGACCGGGTCTGGCAAAAGCCATATCGTGGCGGAACTGTGCCGAGACGCGCTCCAGTCGTGGCCCGAGACACGCATCCTGATGCTTACGCACCAGAAGGAACTGATCGAGCAGAACGCCGAGAAACTGCGTCAGCATTGGCCTGGCGCTCCGCTTGGCATCTGCTCTGCGTCGATTGGTCGCAAGGATCTGGATGAGCCAATCACATTCGCGGGCATTCAGTCTGTCAGGACGAAGGCGGATAAGATCGGCCACATCGATCTTTGCATTGTTGATGAGTGCCACCTCATTAGCCATAAGGATGAAGGCTCCTACCGGACGCTGCTCCGCGATCTGTTCGCCATCAATCCGTATCTGAGAGTGATCGGCCTCACTGCCTCGCCATGGCGGCTGGGTCACGGCCTGATTACTGACAAGCCTGCGCTGTTCGATGATCTGATCGAGCCTGTGTCGATTGAGGAACTGATCCACCTTGGCTTCCTGTCTCCGCTCCGGTCGAAGCTGACCGATGTCAAGTATGACTTGACTGGGGTCCACAAGAGGGGCGGCGAATGGATCGAATCGGAACTGGCAAAGGCGGTCAACACGGCTGACTACAATGCCCGTGTGGCGGCTGACATCGCCCGTTACGGCATGGATCGGCAGTCATGGCTGCTGTTCTGCTCTGGTGTTGATCATGCCAAGGCCATGGCTCAGGTTCTGAACGACATGGGTATCGCATCCGAATGCGTGACGGGTGAGACGCCGAAGGCCGAGCGAGAGCGGATATTGCGCGACTTCAAGGCTGGTTCGATCAGGGCGCTGACCAATGCCAACGTCCTGACCACCGGGTTCGATGCGCCAAACATCGATCTGATCGCCATGCTGCGGCCCACCATGTCGCCAAGCCTTTACGTCCAGATGGCTGGTCGTGGTATGCGGATTGCCCCAGGAAAGAGCGATTGCCTCGTCCTCGACTTTGCCGGGGTGGTATCCCAGCATGGCCCGATCACAGCCATCCAGCCGCCGCGCAAGGCAAGATCCGGTAATGGTGAGGCTCCGGTCAAGAACTGCGAGAACTGCCACGAACTGGTCCATATCTCTGCCACCGTTTGCCCAGCCTGTGGTGAACCGTTTGCGGTTGCAGAGCCGAAGGAAAGTGATCTCCACCTTCGTTCTGATGACATCATGGGGGCGGAAGACTCCGAGATCATCGTCACTGACTGGCGCTGGCGCAAGCATACGTCCCGCCAGAGCGGCAAGGATATGCTGATGGTGACGTACTACGGCGGGCTGACGGACAAGCCCATAAAGGAATATTTCCCGGTGACGCATACTGGCTATGCCGGCGAAAAGGCGTTTCGCACCATAGGCCAGATTGCAGCCAAAGCAGGCGTATCATTTCAGCCTGGTGGGGATCTGGATGACTGGGCGGATGTGCTGGACAAAGGCGATCCGCCGACTATCATCAACTACCGCATGGATGGCAAATATCATCGTGTAACAAAAAGGATGTGGAACCATGAGGCCACCTAAGCCAGACTTCCTGATCGAATGGGAGAAGTGGATTGCCGCAGGACCGCCGAGGACTTGCTGGACCTGTGACAACTTTGGCGGGAACGGTGAATGCCTTGAGTTTAAACTGACCCCGCCAGCAGAATTTGTAGCCCAGCAGGATGTATGCCCCGTCTATTCAAGAGAGTGTCCGTTTTGATGCAGGATATCATCCCGACCGAGCATGAAGAACAGCGCATCTTCGTGCAGTGGTTCCGCCGAAAGTACAGCCCGGTCAGGATTTTTGCGATCCCTAATGGGGGGTTTAGATCTCGCGCCACCGCCGGCAGGCTCAAGGCCGAAGGCGTCATGCGAGGAATTCCAGACCTTTTCGTTCCGGAGTGGAATCTGTGGATCGAGATGAAGCGGGTGAAGGGTGGGCGTCTTTCGCCAGATCAGGTCAATTGGAAGCACTACCTGGAAGAGATCGGCAACACCGTCTTCGTGGCCTACGGCGCTGAAAACGCAATGGAATTGGTGGACGATTTCGTCGATAAAAAATCTGCTTGACGTATGGCCTGAAACGCTACTATAGTTTCGTTATTAGCAATGAGGTTTATATGAACGTTTCCTATCACATTCGCACCAGCCGTGGCGCTCCGGTCTTTTCCTTTGATAGCCTCTCGCGGGCCAAGGAAGAACTGGAGCGCGCAAAGCGGCGCATCAAGTGCAATCTCAAGATCGTCAAGGTCACTCACATCGAGGAGGAAGTGTAATGTTTATTGAACGACCGACCGACAAGGACATGGCCAACAAGTTTGAGCGCGAAGCCAACTACTGGCGCGAGGAATATCTCAAGCTGGCCGATGTATACGATGCCCAGGGTGGCGTTAGTGTTTTTGGGCTGGCTGTTGCTGCCATCTCTGGTGTTCTGATGACGCTGCTCGTGGTGGCGGTGCTGTGAAAGGCCTTACCATGAAGAAACTTGCCTTCATCCTCGCCATTATGACATCAACGCCGGCAAATGCGGCTGAACGCTTCATTGACTCTGAACGCTGGGACGCCATTGTGGAGCAGGCACCGCGTGTCTGCCATGCGGCCTATATCGCAAGCGATACCCAGGCTTTTATCATGGCTTATATGAGCGGGTGGCCGCTGGCCGAGAAGTTGCTGCTGCTTGACCTCTGCAAGGTTTATGGTCGCGGCATGATCGCCGGCATCGAAGGTCGTAGGACAACATGAAGTCGCTCGATCAACTGTATTTCGAAGCAGAGATAGACCGCTGGCTGTTCGAGCAATTTGGCTGGACGCAGCATGGTGAGGAGTTTGTGTGGTGACCGAAGCCGAAGCACTGGACATGGCCGCTTGGGCTGCGGGGTGGGGTGATTACAACATCGCCCTATACCACGATGGTGACACTGAAAGCATCCGCGCCCACGCCGCCACCCTCATGGAGAACGCCGCGCTCAAGGCCGAGAACGAGCGGCTGCGAAAGCTAACCTGTGCAACGTGGTTCTATATGCCAGACGAGGGTGATCGTTGCTGGTTCTCCCCGCATGAGGTCATTGACGAAATGTATGACCCAGAACCCGGCAATCATGTGTTTGAAGTGGAGTGCGCTACATCACTTCCAAGCATCTGGTGCGCCGTCCGTGTGACCGACGATCCTGATGCCGACGAGCGGTTCACATTCACCGAACACGCAACCGAAGCGGAAGCCCGCGCAGCACTCGCAGGAGGCAAGCCATGACTGACCACGTTGCCTACCCCGGCTGCTATTGCGCCGACTGTGTAGAGGGACCCCCTTCCGCGAGGATAATGGGCGATAAGGATCGGGGGAACTCGGTCGAGGGCGCACCACCCCACACCCCAATGGGCGCAGCGCTGATCTACGCACAAAAGCGCATCGAAGCCCTTGAGGCCGAAAACGAGCGGCTGCGGGAGGCGCTAGTGCAGCACAACGACAGACTGCGTTCAGCGGCGGCGGTAGCGGCTCGTGAGGGGCGAGAAACCAACTGGTTATCGTTCCGTGGGCAGGTCCGCTACACGCTGGCTGAATACCACGAACTGGTGAGCGAAGCCCGCACCGCACTCGAAAGGATCGACAATGGGGATCGTTGAACGGCTGCGGCGTGTAAAAAACTTCTTCGACGATGGCCGTTCAGAGCATGGGAAGCTTGCGAATCAGGACGGGCCGGAAGCCGCCGACCTGATCGAACGGCTGCGGGGATACGCGGATCACACGCCATACTGTCAGTCCCGCATAAAGGGCTTGCACGAAAACCCCTGCACCTGCGGCCTGTCCGCGCTCATCAAGGAGATTGAAGATGACTGACGAACTGATCGAACAGGTGGCGCGGGCAGTCCACGAGCATTTGTGTCGCCGCGATGTGATGCAGTATCTAGACAACGACGAGGACTGCGCAGGTATCGCCCGCGCCATCCTCCCCATCATCAAGGCCGAGCGCATCCGTGGCGGGGAGATGGTGAAGGAGGCGGCTGCGGGGGAGAACCTGATGATCTGCCTGACCAACTGCGAAGAGTTGACCGACGAGGCCATGGAAGCCCTGAACTTCGCTACTGATCGCATCCGCGCCCTGTCCGTCCCTGCGATTGTGGAGGCTGGCGATGCTTGAGGTTACACAAGCGGATCGAGAACTGTTCATCACCCTATCCAACGCCGATGGGCAAATGGCCGAGCGCATCTTGTGCGGTCAGGCATTCACTTGGGAGGTTGAGCAAATCGCCCGCCACCGCCATGCCGAGCGTGAGGCTGCTTTTGCCGATGGATTTTCCGCTGCCCTTCAGGGGGCGGAAGCTGCCATATGGGAGGTAGAGGATGACGCATTCCTTTACCCCACGGTTTCAGACGCATTGCAGGAAGTCATTGCGGAACTACAGGAGATGGAAAGCAACTGGACTAAGCGCAGTTCAGTAAACCACCGCCATGCAGTTCAGGCTGAAGCCCAACTCGCAGAGCGTGATGCCGTGGTGAAGTGGCTGCGGGACCTGCACTGGACGCACCTTGATGCAGAACCAGCCAAGCGGATCGCCAACGCCATCGAAGCCGGGGAGCCGTTCAAGTGAAACTAGGTGACACCGTCCGCAAGAAGCGCGGCTACCCATGGCCCGGCGTGATCGTGGCTGACTTTACCAACCTCGCAGGCGAACGCCGCATTGTCGTCGAATGCACGGTGCCGGAAGTTGCTGGCGCGCTGCATATCTATAACCCGGAGCAGCTGGAGGTGACAGAATGAATGCCCATCACCCAAGTTGCGCTATCACCCGCCAGGGTGAACTCCGTGCCTACTGCGATTGCAAGTGGCCGGAAGTCAGGGCCAGCGAGGCTGAAGTTATCGCTGCGTGGCTGGAGAGACTGGACACCGATGGCGACCTTAATCGCTATCTGCCGACGACCCTCGCCAACTGGATCAGAGAGGGCCTGCACAAGACATGACGGTTCACCAGATTCTACGTGAACGCCTCCGATCCATAACCAAGCAAAGGGGGCGAGGGATATACAAGCAGATTGCATTCAAGTCTGGCTACAGTGATGGCTACATTCGCGGCTTGGTAAGCAGCCGGCGCAACCCCACCATTGGCGCTGTCTGGGCGATAGCGGAAGCCCTTGAGATTAACCCATTCTACCTTCTTGGAGGAACTGATGACCCTTCTAAGCTACTTTGAACTGCTCGACCTGGTTGACTCCAATGTCATTGGCTCGGTCGATTATGAGGCGATCAACGCCACCTCCATTGACATTCATCTTGGCAAGAAGATCCTCTGGGAGGATGCCGGTTGCCCAAGGTGTCAGCCGATCATTGATTACAGCCGCCGTGAGCCAGTGACGTATAATGAGCATATCATGGATGATGAAGGCTGGGTCTTGGAGCCTGGCGATTTCATCCTCGCTCAGTCGGTCCAGGTGTTCAATCTGCCCGACAACATCAGCGCCGAGTACAAGTTGAAGTCATCCATGGCGCGAATCGGGCTGGAGCATATGAATGCCGGGTGGTGTGATGCCGGCTGGAATGGCTCCGTCCTGACTCTGGAACTGAAGAACATGACCCAGTTCCACAACATCAGGATTCGCCCAGGCGACCCCATTGGGCAGATGATCTTCTTCCGCCACCATGAAGTGCCGGCGAACGCATCGTATGCTTCCCGTGGCCGCTACAATGGCGACACCGAAGTGAAGGGAATCAAGAAGTGATCGTTGCCGATATCGTGGAAGAAGTTGGTTTGGTTATGGGTGTGCCGTATGCCGATATTATTGGCCCCACCCGTACCCGCTTTGTAGTTAAAGCCCGCATGACAGCAGCCATGGTGCTGCACAAGCGTGGTATGTCCCTGTCGCAGATAGGTCGGCATCTTGGCGGGCGCGATCACTCCACCATTATCTATTCGCTGGATCGTGTTCGTTACATGATGGATAAAGATCCCGAATATCGATCATTCATCGAGGAGATGGCTTCCCTGAAGCATTATGATTTGCGGCCTCGATTGAAATTATGCGCGTGATGTGATTAAATGCTTTCATAGAACCCCGGATGCCTCTCGATGCGAAAGGCTTGATCGACCGAGTAGTGAAGCACACTTCCGGGGTCACTTGGGTTAGTCCCTACGCTCTGCAGGTGGAACCAGCGCAGCGTTTGAGACTATGGCGAGGGTGCGAAGGATTGCCGTCTCGCTGAACGCCAGTGAAAGCCTGGTTGATGCAATCCAGAGCCGGTCTAGAACGGCGCAGGCGGTGGAAGCCCGTCACTTCTCTCCCACAGCCTGGCTCAATGCCCTGTGCCTAGCCGCGCAGTCGCCATAGGACTTGATAATCCCCTCCTCCCAGAACGCCCGCTCAGGATCATTCAGCGGGTTGGGGGGAGGTGGAACCTTCTGGCAAGGCGTCAACAGGTTTGCCGGCAATGCGGGTGTTGGCTTCGTCAACACTGTCTTGGAGCAGGCTCCGAGCAGAATCGGGAGCAGCACAATCGCCATCAATCGGTATGTCACGATAGATCGTCCTCAGTTCTGTCTGGCGGATAACCGAATTGGAATCTGACGTAGACCGATCCGCCTCATAGCCAAGCGCAATGTTGTCGTAACGAGCCTGGAGGCGGTCACGGATTTTTTCCGCCTTCTCATAGGCTGCGACAGCATCAGAATCGGCTTTCCAGTCGCGCACCACCCAGCCTGTGGCTAGGCCAAGTGCTAGGGCTGCGCCGGCACTATACAGTATCGTCGGATTGAACACCCTTAACCTTTCCCCATTCCCTTACGGCGAATGCAGCGGCGACAGCAGAGACAAGAAGCGAAAGGCCGGTCAGGTCGGTGTCTTTGCCCGTCAACGGCAGGATGACGCCATGCACCGCCATAGTGCCGGCGATCCAGATGCAGGTCACTGGACGCCACCATTTACGGATGACGCATAGGGCGACCTTTTCGGCGGCGAGAAGGCGGGTTTTCAGGCTCATACCGCCCTCTTCGACATAGCCACAGCAACGTGTTCCACATCCTTCACACGGCGAAGCCAGCCTTTGCCGAAGGTCGGGAACGTCTTGAGCAGCTTATAATAGTCCCGGCGCATATCCTGATAATGCATGACGGCGTAGTCACGACCATGGCCTCGCACATACTGGGTCACCAGCGAGAGCGTCTTGGGACCAATTGCGCCATCCTGATCTGCACCCACCATCTTCTGGAGGTATCGCGCTGCTCGACCGGGGCCGGCATTCACCGCGAAGTCAAAAACACACAGGTCGAGGCCCTGTGGCAACTCATCGCCTTTCACGAAGTCCCAGTACTTGACCTTGTATAGCGCCCGTACATGGGAAACGGTCAGGCTACGCATGATCTTTTCGGTTACCGGGTGGCCGATCCAATCTTCGTAGGTCGCCTTGGTGACACCGAGATTCGTCATGCCTCCGGGGTCTTTCGGGTGATTGACGAAACCACCCTCATGGCGCAGCACTTCAGTCAGGCAGGCTTCAAAGTTACCCTTCATGGTTCCGCCTCTTGAATTTGAGGTAGTCCACAGCCTCGAACGGGTCGAGGAAGCAAGTGACCTTGTTTAGCTTATCTCCAGACGGATCGACAATAGCCACCCCAGCCGCACCATACTGATGTTCGCCAAAGCCATGGAGGTCGGCGTATTCATCCATGTACTTGTACCCGCGAACGCGCATCAGGTTATAGACGAAACCACGATGCGGATTCTCACCCTGGCGGATGCCAGTATCGTGATGGTGGCCAGCCACATAAAGATGCGCCCAGTCCTGCATCTGGGCGGCGCGCTCCAGGCCATGCAGGTTGTTCCAGATCGAGTTGCCCTTGAAGTTGTGAGCCGCCCACAGGCGGATCTCAGAGCCACAGGGGCTGACGAGCGTAATCTTGGCCTGCCAGTCCTCCAGCGTGACGAATTCAGGCGCATGGCGCTCAAACACGGCTCGGCCAACCGGCCCATCCCACATATCATGGTTGCCAGACAGCCAGAGCAGCCAAGGGATTCCGCGCTCTGCCAGATAGTGCTTCACCAGCTTACGGGCAGTCTCAGCCGATGCGTCCTGATTGGCCCAGAGTCGAGCCAGCCGACCGGCCCAGTTGTTGGTGCTGTCGCCAATGTTGACGGCATAGAGGTGACTGGTTGATGCTGCCAATTCGACATGAGCATCCCACAGCGGCAGATGGCACCCGTCATCGTCCAGATGCGGGTCACCGAAGAACATGAGCGCATAGGGGCCATCAGTCGGCACCCGGTATTTGCGCCACTTCTTCGCCAAGTGATGAGCGTGTTTACGCTCGAATGCCGCCTTGCGATGAGATAGGATTGCCTCAATCGGCAAATCGGGATCGGGCAGCGGTGCAGCAATAGGCATAACCGGAGGCGGCTCTGGATCGCTGCGTTCCGCCGCAGCCAAGCGGCTCTGGATAGTGGATCGAGCCAAGCCCAGAGCGCGGGCTGCGCCGTTGACGCCGCCGTGCTTTTCGACCGCTTCTTTTGCCTCGCGGATCATATCCGCAGTCATTCTAGGACCGGGCATAGGCCCTCCAAATTAGCCGCCTACCTTGACCTTCAAGGCAGTCCAAAGCACACCAAAGGCAACTACAGCACCGGACAGCCACTTGATAAATGCAACAACACCGGACGCAGTCTTCCAGGCGTCGACCAATCCAGCGACTTCAGTTGAAAGAGTATGCACCTCTTTCTTGAGGTCGGACACCTCTTTCTGAAGTAGCGCAATTTCAACTTCAGACTGGCCGTCCATTGTAGTTCCTTCAGTTACTCGACTGAACGCCACATTATTGGCGACAGCACCATCGTCAATAACTCTTTCTCATAATGGCGTGAAATAAAACCATTATGACACTACGCCCAGACGCGGAAAGGCTGCTCAGGCGGGACGATAACAAAAGCATCTAGCCCCTCCACCTCAAAGGCGGAGCGAATATTTACGTGCCACTCAGGATATTCAGTCGAGACTGGCGGCTCAACGGAATAATCCCAGCGGACAATCGGGCCGATGGTGTCTATGGAGACGCCTGGTGCCGTATCTCCATTTTCGTCCACTAGGCCGGAAGCCAGCAGGGCTTCGTTCATGTCGGCCTCAGTCGGAGCCTTGAGGTAGTAGTCGATCATGCCGTCAAACCCTGGATCTGAGCGTTGGTTAGGCGCGATGGATAATACTTGATTGAGCGGATATGCCCATTAACCGGCTGCGCACCAGTTGCCGATCCGCCGATATAGAAACGGTTGAGGGTGGACGGCACTGTGCCTGAAGTATCCGTTGCTGCCGATCCGCCATTAGTGATGATGGCGAAATCATTAGCCTTATAGGCCACGCCCGTCTTGATGGTAACTCCGCTGCCCACAGCAGAGTTCGCAGCCGATGCCTGAGTGACTCCAGCGTCCGTAACGATCAGGAAAGGGGTGGCGGTTGTGGCAGTATTGTAGACGCTGACGCGATTGCTGCCGGTTCCATCGCTGGCCGTAGCAAGGTGCTTAGTTGTGCCATATGTGGCAAGAATCAGATCATACTCTACAATGAAAGTGCCTTCGCTCTGGTTGTACCAAGTCGAGAAGTTGGGTGACTGAATGACAGCCTGATCTGCCGCGCGAGTGACTTGGCTGGCAACAGTCGGAATGTAACTACTCACGAATGAGCCAACCTCATTCTGCACACCCCAAACCAAGGTGCCGCTAGTGCCATCACCGGCATAGGAAGCCTGAACGGTCTGCCCGGCAGGCAATGGCTCAATCCATGTGCCGACAGTAGCGCCCATATTCCCGGCGGTCGTTGCGGTCACAACGCAGCGATACCAGCCATTGCCAGCAGGCTCAATGGTCGCGGTGCCATTCTGGGTAGAAACTACCGTTCCAGCCGAAACGTCGAATGTGGCCCGCAAGAAATAAGCCGCGCCATCATATGACCGAACGCCAACACGCGGGTAGCCATCAGCCTTCGCATAGAACGAAAAGGTGAACGTGCCTGCGCCGTAGGTCTGCGTCCTATAAGCGCCATGAACGGTATTCGTGGTATTTGGAATGATCTTGTCTGCGTCAGTGGTTCCATCTGGGGATATGGCTGCATTGGCAGTCACAGTCACCGCATTCTTCGTCCACGCAGCGTTATCAATCTCCTCAGAATAGGTAATCAGATTGGTGCGCTGCTCCTCAACCCGAAAGCCTTTGACCGCCAGTGTGGCGGGATCGTGGTTGATGCGGTGCGTGTTGATTGCCGCAGAGGTGATATTGCCAGATGAATTAACGTAGGTGGCGGTTGTAGACCTGGTGAATGTAATCAGGTCTGCGAATGCGTAGCTGGTCATGATTAATTGACCTCATAGCTTTGGTTGGTGAAGCTAAGGACGAGGGTCGGCTTGACGCCGGCAACATTGACAGCAGTGGAGCCGGAGTTGCCTACACCAAGAATGAATCTGACCAGTCTCAGCACGGATTACCTCCCGATGACGGTCGCCAGCGTTGCGGTCGTGCCGGTCTGCCTAATCACCGAAGCGTGCCAAGGCAGCACGTAGCCAACCGGGGCTAGGGTGATCGTAATGTCGGATCCGCCGTCCACCGCACGAAACACAACGTTTCCAGTGTTCACAACAACAATGGCCTTCACAGTATCCGGCACAGTGTAGTCGCCACCAGCAAGGCTGATCGTCGCGCCACCAAAGCCAAAGGACTCAGCGCCGCTGGTGAAGTCTTTACGGTCGTAGGGCATTTGGAGTTCTCCTGTAGCGTTTTAATATCACGAAAGTGATTTGGGGTCCATTCCTAACGGGAGCCGCGCATAGCCGACACCAGTAACCTGATTGCGGATTCTATGCCGCCCCTTGTCGCCAGCAACTTATCCAGGTCTTCTTCAGACATGGCTGTCAACCGCTTCAGGGCGGCGTTGGAATCAGAGGCTACAAGTTTAATACGCTGCGCCATTAAACCACCCCGTCCAAAGTTTGACCGGAAAGGCGTCAACTACAACTCGATTTCCGCCAGCCATGTTGGTGGAAAGTTCTATGGGACTACCGTCCGCCACCAGAACCTGACCGCCAAAATAGACTTGCGCGCCAGCCGGGACGCCGAGCAATTCAATGGTGGACTCGCCATCAGCCGGAACAGAATCGGCGCTAAACTTGATGTCTGACGGCTCTGGTCGCGGCTCTGGTTTGCCATCCTTGAAATAGAAAGTGTCGCCATCAAAGATAGCGCCAACAAAGATGCCGCCCGTTTCAGGAACTTGCTCATCATAGTTCATGGCGCGACCAACTGATATAATGCGCCCAGAATCATCATAGCTAGTAAACATATTTCCGCTCATCTCTTCAAAGCCTCCGATATGACGAAACTGGTGGTTTGCGCCGTTGCAGCGGTATTGTCCGTATGCCTGATATATATCTGATACCGACGATAGGTGGAAGTCGGCGTATTGATAAACCTAAACTGAGCCGAGAACCCGCTTGTCACGTTTTCATCCGAGAACGATGCGATCGATC